CATGCTTGACGATCCATGTTAATCGGTCTCTTCGCATCGTACAGATAGCGACGATCCATCACCCTCGGTCCAAGGTTCTTTCCATCAATAATTAATACGCTCCCGGAGGAAGGATGATGAACCAAGTTATAAACCCGACCTCCATGCTGAGTTCGTAAGGTCTGCCATGCAATCTGGAGGGGTCTAAATGTAGGATAGCTCTTGTCATTTCTTGTTGTCAAAACCTTTAATTCAAACCATGCTTCATTCCCTTTATAACACCCAGTCAGGTCAGGTATCCCAGTCGCAGTATATGATTCCAACCTAGACCAGTGACACAGTCCCTCAGTCTGTTTTTTAATTATGTTCCAAAATTTTGTTTCAGGTTTAATCATAACACTAGGTCAAAAAAACCCCCAGTCGTTAAACTGGGGGAAGGTAAATTATTTTTTAGGGATAACGTATAACTCAACGAAGTTCTTACCCCAACTGGTAGACTTTGCAGACTGTCCACCGTTAAGAGCATCAATTAAAGCGTGGAACGAACGTGCCTTAATTGACTTATGAAACTGATCCACCATTGCAAGCGTAAGTGGATCTTTACCCTTTTGGCAATTGATTAACTGCCAGACCACCTTTGCACGAAGAGTAGACTTTGCCGTACCGTTTTCTTCATAAAGGGTTTTTTTCTTTTCCCAAGGAAACGGTAACTCATCTTTAAGGTTAACACCCTCAACAAGACGAACGCCTACATTGTTAATGTTACCTCCAGCATTTTGCTGAACAAAAGCAGTGATGTCAGCAACTGTAACACCCTCACGCTTTTGGATACGCTCAGCTGATAAAGCAGTAATACCAGTGAACACGATAGGCTTTTGAGAAGATGCCTGAACTTTTTTAGCTACCTGAGCCATAATAAAATCTCCTTTCTGTGAGATTAAGTTTTTGCTTTATTGCAATTATAGAGTACCAAATAACTTCCTCATTGTAAACCCCTAAATACTCATAAAGATAAAACTTTTCATCTTATAACCAGTCTTGTATTTGCTTAATTGCATCATCTAGATCTGACTGTGTTTGGCAATACCAACTCATAGCGACACGTTCATGATTCCAATTTTCATACATAATCCAACATGCTAATCCGCCAGGAGCTGGATCAATCGGTGATCTAATTACAGACCATTGTGTTATGTCATTTGGTAACCAACACCAGACATTAGATATACTGACAATATCAGGGACTTTATTATTATCTTTGCCATGCTTTTTTGCTTGGTCATAAAGATATTGTTTTGCACTATCAAACATGATTTTCTCCTTTAACTATACTTATATAGTATAGTGTGATTTAAATTGAGGTAGTGTTATGATATCAAAGTTATTTAGCTGATGATTCTTTGTGATTCACTAATTGTGGGAACTCTTCTTGGATTCTTTTTATTTCGTGCATTACTTCATCACGACTCATTTGGTCAATCCGTCCCATCAATATTTCTTTTCTATCTATATATAATCCAGCCGCTTGACCTCTTGCCTTTTCAGCCGCGACAGCTGATGCGTAATTTTGGTTAGCCATCGCATCATCTCTTATTTGTGATAGTTTACGAACATGGCTTTCAAAAGTTACTTCGTATTTATGTTGGAGTTCTAATTTAAGTTGGTGTATCCTATCCAATATTTGTGGATAATCCCGACCGTTAAGCATCCTACTGGCAATCGCATGAGCATTTGACACTGCGTATCCAGCTTGAATCGCGGCTTCAGTTTGTGTGACTTCTTCAGTTGCATAGATTTTACAAAACTTTTCTTGCTTGGGTGTCAAACCAAAATCAATCTTTGGGTTAGCTACAACCTCAAGCTTCTTTCTATGGGTTTCTTTCGCCTTTGCCATATCTTTATTATATAACTCTGCTTAATAGTAACAACAACTAAATTCTTATCATGCCGAATGGAATCCAGTTGTTGTCGCGAAACGGAAATAATATATCAGATATCGTATATTATAATATCTGATTTTGTTTTTCAGTCTGATTTCAATTTACCACTATATAGCAGACTTTTGTTTTGTTCATGCTCTAATTTTCTGTTCATATGATCCGAGACCCCTTTGGCATCGTCATAGGTATAATGCTGAGTAACCTTTTTGCCCTCAGCATCAACCACAATGTACAGACCATCGGGCATGGTACGTACTTCATAACTCTTCATAGAGACCCTCCACACTTATTTTAATCTTAAGTTTATCAATATCAGACTCGTGATACAACACTTTAACACCATCAACTTTGAATGTTTGGTTGAGTAACCTAGTCATCATCTTATAATAATGTTTTTTGGTAGGCTCATCCATATCATCAATAGTAAATATTTCAATAGGTGCTTTTGCACTAGAGTCAAAAACAAGCATATCCCTAGACATTTTAAACCTCCTTTCTATACTCCCATTTATAAACATCACCTGACGGCTTTGTCAGTTGCCACATTAACTCATCACAATGGTCTTTACCAAAACTTAATTCTTGTTTAGTGAGATACAGACTATTGCACTCAGCCTCTTTACCATTGTTCCAAGTATAAGTAATAACAAGACTTTCGTAAGCCTCATCAACAAATATATAGAAGGTTGTGTGGTCACTGACACGGAAAATATATTTACCTTTTTTAATATCAGTATCAGCAGAAAACGGACCCATGCCACAATCACGAAAGTGTTTATAGATCCAGCCACCTACGACATTACCAAACCACTCATGGTAAGGTATGTCCATATGATCAAATAAAGTTTCACTCATAATGCCACCTTATACTTGCCATTGATGCGACCAATATACTCAGACTGTAGATTTTTACCACTAATCATAAGTACAAAAGCCATCATATCCTTCACGTCTTTTTCATTTTCGTGTTGGAATACTTCACGAATGCTACCGTCCTCATTATAAATGATTCCAGTAGCCCATTGCTTTTTGTTTTCCATGGTTGACTCCTTTCTATAATTAACCATATAAATATAGTAACACGTGATTTAGGGAACTATAGCCATTTTTTGTCTTCGTCCTGCAACCTTTTTATCTTTTGTTTGAGTATACCTAATCCTAAAGCACTATGCCGTCTAACTTTTCTACTAGACTCTGGAGGAAAGAAAATGTCATTTGGATTACTTTTAGTCGCCATTTTGAAGGGGCGAATGGAAAAGCAGACTTCACATTTGTAAAATGGAGCGAACAACGAAAATACTAAATCACCAATCGTTCTTGGTGGTAAATCACACATGAGGCAAGTTGGTCGTGCATCCGTTAATTTAAGGCATGTAAAATTATCCAAGTGCCATCCTCCATCGGCTAAAGTACGCATATCAGCTTGCCTATCTGTCATACTGTAACCTTGTAGACGACGTGACCGAATGTATGGATATTTTGTCTTCTTATATTTTTTCTTACGTTTATTATTGACATCAGGGCGATTGGGTTTTGCCACCTTATCTTTTAAATGTTTAGCTCTGTACTTGAGGGGAGGCAGAGGTACAGCACGCATTGAGGGAAGAGGCTCTACCTTAACCTCTTCCTTTGTTAAGTTGTGGAGTTCAGCAAACTCCGTAAGTATTTGATCTAATTGATCTTTCACCGACACTCGCAGTTTACTATTTCTTCAATATGGTCGGCACTACATCCATTAGCGTGTAGTTTACTGACAAGACGCTTCTTAGCTTTGTCTGCTTTACGTTTAATGAAGGACCTTGCCGTGGGACGAGATAAATCAAATATACCATAAGTGCTATTAATCTCATCGTGATACTCACCTACAGCTTGATCAATCTCATCTTGCCAGAGTTGTTTTACTTTGCCCATCATGGTTTCTCCTGCAAATGCTCTTTAATTAAATGAGCTACGACATCAGTGTAACTTAACTTGAAGCCTAGCTTTTGTTCAAGCAGACCCTTCACATAGTCTAGGTCTGCTTTTACACCCTCATTTTTTATTTGTATGAGAGTCATGTTAGTTTGCTCGTTGCTCTTGTAAATGCTTGGTCCACCTTGTAAAGATATCCCTAGCCTCTTGTAATGGAACACCTAACTCCTCGTGCATCATGCGAGGTGCTCCCATCATATTTATTGCACCAGAATCACGTAAGTCAGTTAAAAATGTAAACCACTCACTGTCTGGTTTTTTTATAGTATCATTAGCCATATAGACCTCCTTCTGTTGTTTACTATAATTAATTATACCAAGTGACAAAGCAGGAGGTACTATAAAAATATCCAAACGACCAAAAGAATAAGTATTGCCCAACAGATCATAAGCCGTTCTTTGCGTTTTCTTGGTCTTCAATTAGTGACAACCAACGGTCAAAACTTTCACGCAAGTCCTCAGGCATATCATGAAAACTTGTTTCTTCCTTTGGTGAATCATTCCATTGAATTAATATGCGTGATGATGTTATTCTTCTGGGTGTGCCGTCTGTTCTCATACGCTCACCTTTATTATTTATTAACTCTTTCATTTACTTTCCTTTCTATAAAAGTGCAAGTTTGTGTAGATTCGGGACAACCATTTTTAGAGGAGACGATCCCATCGCCATGAAAAACTTTAATAAAACTCAGCTCCACAAAACTGTCTCGTTCACTAATAATGAGGGAAGACAGTTTGTGCATCTACACCATTGTAGAGGTCGGACTTGCCACCGACCCCATGTAAAGGAGTTGCCTCCACCCTCGTAACTGTTAAAAAATCTGTGTAAAAAGAGTGTAGAGCGTTTGCTCAAAAACAAAATGTATTACATAATCAATCACTGGTTTCCTCCTTGTTACTATTGTTAATTACACTCTCTGCTGTCAACTTACCTTGCTTGTAGAGTGCTGGATCTTTTAATTTAACATATTCCATAAACACTGTGACAAACATGTAGTCCTCAGATAAGTGCTGGATTTTTGTACTTAACTCCATACACTCATGGGCGAGAGCCATTGGACCATGACCTTTTGTAAATAACTTTTCAGGTAAATGTTGCCTGACCATGTTATCTGCATGTCGTGGCGATTTTTGTTTTGCTTGCATAAGTTTTTCCTTTCTGTGAATAAATTACTTATAATAAATAGTACCAAATAGATAATTGATTACAATATTATAGTAGTCCTTTTAATCTATGCTTCTCTGCTTTCTTTACTATTTGATGGACACGTTGACGTGACATACCATATATCTTTCCTATATCGGCTAGACTTCTTTGGTGAGTCCAATAGTCTTCATAAATAAGACTGTTACGATCTTTGTTATAGAAGGGTGACATTTTATTACGTCCATCCACAACAAATCGTGCGAGTTGTAGTTTATCAATCCATCTACGCATCGTTACTTCAGACACATTAAAGAACTGTGCCAATTTTTTATTTGTCCATCTCATACTCGGTTGGTTCAAGTGAGTCAAACAAGTCCGTATGCTGTCCTCAACATCAGGTGTTAGTTTAGTCACGCCTAACCTCCGCTTGCCTAAATCCATGTGGTCTAAATAATATTGTGCCATCTTTTTTGCGAGACAGCCAACCACTCCCAATGTATTGATAAGGGAAAGCGTTTTTACCGAGTAATGATTGTTTCCTCAACTCAAGCCTAACTTCGCTTTGTACATCTTCTGGTAATTCATTTATTGTTTGATATTGCATTTTCTTTCCTTTCTTCTTTAAAACATTCACCTAAAACAATATTTTGCCAGATTGGTTTTTCTCTAGTTCTATAATGTAGAAATCTAATTTGGCATTCTCTTTTAGTTTCAAACTCCCATCTAAACTTATGAGTGTAGCATGCTTGTTTAGGCTCACCGTTAACTATCCAAGCAGAACAAATTAATCCTATTGCTTTAAACATCTTGCTCCTCCATAATTATAAAGGTGTGACATCTTGTTCCTCCCAGTATTCATCACTACGATCATAAGGGTGTCTAGGTTTACTAGAGTCACCTTGCTTAAAATCAAAAGTGCGTTGTTCTCTGTCCTTTACATAAAACGACTGTATGAACCTGAGTGCATCTTCCATGTTGTTAGCAACATGTCTGCGTGGTCCAGTTTCTTGTGGTCTAAAATAACGCACAAGAAAAAAATTATTGAAATCATATATTTCAAAATTAGGCTTCAATCTTTTCATAATATCCTTCCTCCATAAAGAATGGTCGTGGTCGCTTTGTCCATTTAGCGAAACGACTTTTTTCATAATAATAATATTTACGATAAGCCTGAATAACATCAGGATCTTTGTACTGATCGGGCATAGCTTGTGGTTGCTCTGTAAGATCTCCCGGAGGTAAATCATTCCAACATTGACAAGCAATATCCATTAATACTTCTTGGCAAGCATGCCTACGACCATACCGATATTCATATTCTACACACAGAGCCATACCAAACCACCAGAGCCAAGAAAAGTTACGTCTGTTCATACCACCCCAAAGAGTGCAAGGATGTCCGGCATGAACGGGAGCATAAGGTGGATTGAGTCCTATCTTATGTGATATAGTACAAACCATCTGCGTAGTTTCCAATGGCATTTTGACAATGTGTTTATCACAATGATACTGAACACATTTGTCCATGTTACTATCTAACATAAATATATTCATTTTTGCCCCTTTCTAAGTTTTTCCATTAATTTAAAATGTCCAACGAGACAATTTAGACCTTCGCAAATACCACGATGTTCTGCTTTAGTATGACTATCGTTAACCCAAGAAATATCAGATTTAATTGCATCTGCTACTTTTATTAATTCTTTAACAGTAATCTTCATAGCGTCACCGATATTGGTACGGCACGGTCAGGTGGTTGTGATACACCATAAAGCATAACACGAGCACCTTGTTCCCTGAGCTTGTCAGCTAACTGCTGAGCTTGGTAACCTTCATTTAAATTAAAGTAAGTCTTCTTATACTTACCTCTACCCAAAAACTCAGTCACACTATATTTTACAATGTGACTGCGTAAGTAGTCTTCATACTGTTCAACACCTGACATGTTACTTGACCTTTACTATTTTAAATAAGTTAATAAAGTCTACCAAGTCAAGCTTGACTTTGCGATGAAAGGAATCATCTAAGTACTCACTATATAAAAAGCTGTTAGCATCACTGGGCGACTTGAATGTTCTGTCAGCAAAGTGTGGCGTGTAAGCACTCATACTTTCATCTTTTAATTGTATTTTGTACATCATAACCTCCTTTTGTTATAGTAATAGTATTATACAATAGAGGGTCAGTGTAAAGCCCTATGTAGTCATAAGACTAAATTTAATTTTCTAAGTACTTGTTTTACTGGATTAAAATCAGGAAGCTGAGAGTAATTGTCCATAAGGTAATTCACACCAGTCTGCATAATAAGTTTCATGCGAGGGTTACTGTCGTTTAGTTTGTGGCAGTACATGACTAGCTCCAACATATCTGCCATCTTTAACCTATTGAGTTCACGGTCGGTAAGCACAAAATCTATATCAAGATCCTTCATTACTTTTTGTTCTGCTTTTTTAAATACTTTTTGCACATCAGGATATGACCATTTTGCTGTCGCAGGAATATCACCAAGAATTATTTCTGGTACATCATGGTAAAGGGCTGATAGTAATAAATTCTTAGAACAATTATCCCACAACTGGTCAAGTAAAACTACAACTGCATATGAATGAGCACCCACTGTTTGCCTTAATCCGCCAAGTGGTACAGTGTGATATCTATTAATAAATTGTGCGTCATAAATAGTTTCTAACTTTTCGTAGTTAATTTGGTTGCTCGCTGTGTCCACTTTTTATCCCCCTTGTCCACGGTTTGTCGCTCAGTGTTTGTTTTGCTTGTCCCCAACTTGGACCAAGTTCCGCGTCTACCACGCTCGGTACTTCCAAGGACACGCAGTCCTGCATTATTTCTGTGATTACTTCGCATTCTTTTTCACTCCCTACACTAATATCTAACTCATCATGTACTTGTATCATTGGTACAATACCCTCTTTATGTAGGGCTACCATCGCTTGTTTTGTTTGATCAGCGGCAGATCCTTGTATAAGTTTGTTGAGTGCTTTATAAGTAAAGCATCTTTTAATCGCTGGACCATGTTCTGCATACGCATCTTCATAAGACATAGGTTTAAATGTTCCATACATGTTTGGCTCCCACTTATCAAACCTACACTTACGACCAAGTAATGTTCTTATTACACCTTTCTTACTTGCTTTATTCATAGCAAATGTCGCTAACTCTTGCACGAAAGGAACTTTAGCGTGGTATTGAGCGAACAGTTCTTGTGCATCTTCATACTCTAAACCTAACTGCTCTGCTAATTTATTCTTGCCCATACCGTAGAACAGACCCAAGTTTATATCTTTTGCTTGCTTTCGTGGTACTCCTACAATATCTGCGGCGAGTTGATGAAAGTCAGTAAGTCTATCTTTTTGATACTCAGCAACAAATTTTTGTGCTCCCGTAAAGTTCAACAATCCAGCGTAGTGAACAACGAGTCGTGGTTCTTGGCTACTATAATCAAATGCACCCCACAATGTATCTTCTTCAGGTAAAAACAAACTGCGTATCATAGGACCAATCTCAGCATTCCTTGCTGGAACTTGTTGTAAATTAGGATTAGTGTAACTAAATCTACCAGTGACTGTGCCACCACCATCACTACGGAGGGGGTGTGCCTCAGCAAAGATACGACCATTATGTTGATGTTTAAGTATTGTATCAATAAAGGTTGTTCTAGCTTTATTAAGTTCTCTAGCTCTTACAACTGCACGAGGTAACTCATGTTCATGGTTAGCTAAAAAGTTTTTGGTGAAACTTGGAGCATCAATCTTCTGTGTACGAGGGTAACGCAGTCCGACTTTATCAAATGCTTTCGCAATGGACTGAGCCGCCCAGATGTCAATGTCACTACCACCTACAGAGTGTAACACTTCTTTCTCTTGTTTTTCTAACTGGACTTTGAGCTGTTCAGCTTTTTCTAAATCTACCCTTACACCTTGCTTCCGCATGGCTAACACAACTCTTAACACATTTGTTTCTAAATCAAATATATCTTGTATATCTTCTTTTTGCATTTCACTTTGGAATCGTTTCCACAACCTCAAAGTTAAACTTGCATCTTGTTCAGCGTAAGCACCTACAAAGTGAGCAGGAAGTTTCCACATCTCGCTTTTTGCGTTGACTCCAAACGACTGAGCGGCTTCATTTAATTCAGCTTCGTTCTTACGCTCACTCAAGTAATCTCTGCCAAGAGCATTGAGGGCATAACTAAATCTGTTTTCATCAAGTAATGCACCCACAATCATAGTGTCAATAATCCTGCCTTTAACTTCTATACCTTCACGCCACAACCATCCAGCATCATACAAAGCATTGTGCATAATATAATCACGGTCAACACTACATAAATCTTTTACCCAAGCCAGAGTTTGTTTAGGGTCAAGGTTACCACCATTGAAGTGTCGTATAGGAAAGTACCATGAGTCAGATCCTGCTGATACTGCGACACCAATAACTTCGCCATCACCTCTAGCCCAACCACTGCCGTGTGATAGTAAGTTAGGATCACGTGTTTCTAAATCTATCGCTACTTCTTTTGCGTGTGTTAAGTCTGGGTAGCCATCTGGCATAACCCACTCAGTCGGTGGCGTGAACAGAGGGAACTGCATCTTTTATTACCTTTACTTTCATTGGAGTATTGCACTTCATACATATATTCCATTTGTTTTTTAATTTTCTCATAGTTGTTTCTATCCTTACATTACAACTTTCACAGTAAGCTATAGCTTTTGAGTCTAATGTTACTTTATTCATTCGCACCTTTTGTTTGTATATGAGCATCTACTAATAATAGATAACGCCTTAAATCTCTAATGTCATCTATAATACCTTCAGGTCTAGTGTCTGTTTCAATAGCTTTAAATATATCATAGCCATGTTCTTCTACTTGTTTTTCTAGCCTATCCCACTTACGAGCTAACATCATAAAAGCACCAATACCACCTCGTTTACGCCAACTGTCTCCGTATGATTGTTCTGATATATGTAATTGTTCAGTATCTTTTATAGCTAAATTCTGTACTTCATTAATAATTAAGCTATAATCTTCTCCAGGGATTATTTCCCCTTGTTTTTCAAGTTCTACATATTCTTTCTTGAGCATAGGTGTTCTCCTCATTTTAATTTGCTACTCCTTCTTTCTATCCATTCTTTACATGCTAAACGCCAATCATCTGATTGTATTTGTGATATAGCGTCCATACATTCCATCAACTCTTTTTGTTTCCACGCTTCCCATAATCTTAACATTGGGACAGCAACCTCTGTAAAAATATCGTTTTTAAACTTTCTGTTTATGCTTCCATCCATAAAGGCTTGTAACTCGTAGTCAAACATATCTTTGTTTGTTATCAAAGGTGTTTGGTACTCAAACCCTCGTGCATCATATGAATCATAATCAGGGTGCATATTTAATAGTAGCTTCAATGTGTCATCATACGCATGTAAATTTTGTGTAAATTGAGTATATGTTCCTACATCTACCCCAACCATCGTAGCGATATACTCTTGCAAGTAACTCATATGAACGGCATTTGCTCCACAGCACCCCCATATCAAGTCATTACTTCTATTACATACCGTCATGTGTAGCTTTTTATCTCTTATTGTAAAATACACATGAGTATTACATGGTAAATCTTTCCTAGCATTATGTTCTAACAAATCAGCATATGGATCCCACATAGCAAGAACAGAACGTCTGTCATTAGGTATGGATTTAAGTCTACCAATAATAGTTTGTAATTGATCCATTATAAAATGTCTACGCCATCTGTGACCATAAGCACCATGTAGCCATTCACCGTCATCACTAAACTCACGCATGCGTTTATTAAAATATTCAATCCATTGTAAATCATTATTACCATTTAGCATCCAGAGTGATTCCATAAAGTGAAAAACTGGATTAGCATCACGTTCAGGATAGTATATAACTCTTTCCATGGGCTTGTTATAAGTGATGGCAACTGGCATAGGAAACTCTTTTGCAGATCCGTTCCTAGTTTCAACTGTAACACCACTTTCTTTCAATGATTGTATTGTAAGGTAAAGAGCTTCAGCTACATTACCAACGACAAAGGTATGCACTCCGGATAGTTGTTTTAACATTAGTCCCCCTTTCTTTGAGGTTGTATAAGCCCCCTCGAGGGGCGGAGCGTTGTGTTTTGCACCTAACCTACCTACCACTAAATCAACTTGTCAGAGGGCAAGTTAATAAAGTCATAAACTGGCTTCACTGCTTTAGTATAACTATTACCACCACACGCTTTATCAATAAAGTAATTAGTCGTCTTATCAGGTAATGGTAAGTCTTGCTTACCCATACGGTCAGGTAATAACCCATTACGGATAGTAGTATTATCACAGCCATTGCATGGACCGAAGTCCCGTTGTCCGTGGTAGAGTTTTACCCTTGCAGAATAAAAAGCATCATTGTTCCATAAGTCATCTATTTTAGCATAATCATTTACATTACCACATTTATAAATCCCGGTCCAGTCATTACAACAAACTGCTACATTACCGTCCCAACGAACACTTAACTCACGGAAAGGTTTTGCACATCTTTTTCCTTGTTGTTTGTGGTTTAGTGGGAAAGCTGATCCTGCATGGTTACTGACTTGTGCGTGTGTTCCACTCGTCGCAATGGTAAGGTCAGCACCAACTACAATAATTTTTTCATGAGGCTTTTTTCGTTTGTGAGGGTTGCCTTCTGGGTTTTGTGGATATTCTATAACTTTGTATGGACCATTATATTTTTCTTTTATTTTGTCTACTATCCTAATTCTTTCATAATTATCTAAAAATAATATATTAAGTCCAGCTTCCATAAGTTCGTTTACTTTTGTGTTGACATCACCAAGTAAACCACCACCATTACTTGTCATCATGATAGAGGCTTTTGGTAAACTTGTTCGTACAATATGAATAAATTCTTTATACTCAGGGTGCATGGTAGGTTCACCGTGCATGGCAAACTCAAACCTAGGATTCCAGTTGCTGTTTTTGACTGTATTAATTATGGAGTATAAAGTTTCTTTACTCATAAACTTATACTCTTTTGAGTTTTTACCGTGAGTCCAACTTGGACCATCAGCACCATTATCACGAATCTGTTGTATACCACAGAAAGAACAAGCGAGGTTACAACCTTCAGTTAGCTCCACTTGGATTGAATTTGGGGCATCCTGCCTTAAACGCTCGTTGCCATTGTACTCTGACATCTACTCTCCTTTTCATATTATCCCAACCAGTTTTAGTTTCTTTTTCAACAACTTTAACAAAGTCAGGAAACAGTTCAGCTAACTTATGACTGGCTTTTTCTTGTAAGTCAGGGGTTCTATAATTACTACACCCTCCACTTTGTCCACTACCACCACGCTGATCCCATGTCCAATCAACTATAGTAGCATTAGGTTGACCTTTTGCAAATAACGATAATGTAACGTAGTAGTCTTCCATAAGTTCTACATCACTATAATACACTTCACGAATACTTAAATCATATGGTCTAATACCATGCACAGCGTTCATTCTCATACCGTACTTTGTTACGGCAGGAAAATGCTTATCATTCATTTGGCGAGGACTTACACCCACATGAATGTAAGTATCTAACAAGTTACACATTCGTTGCCACAACTGTTCCATTTCTTCTTGTGTTGTCTTGCGTAGATTAGGTGCATCGTTACTTGCTCTTCTACCAAATATTAAGTCATCATCTAGCATAATAACTTTCTCAATGTCGTGATCAATTGCATGGTGCATGATAAAGTCACGCACCTTATTGATACCTTTAATGTCGCCCCTTGATAAACAGTTTCTACCATACTTCATATGGTATGCCATCTCATCTTCAGGGCAAACTAAACAAGCATTTGCTCTAGCCCAATCACCAATACTATTCCATGTTGTTTGTGTAGCTATCCTACCTCGTGTAGGAATATAAATTTTTATATTATCATCCATTGACTGGTCCTTTCGGTATGGGCAACATTACTTCTTTAAATTTACTTCTTGGTTTGCCCTGACCAAGCCTAACTCTTTCATACTTATCCCACTCACATAAGCTATGCTCAATAGTTCGCATGTCTACATCAAAAGCATTTACTACTTCTATGTCAAGATACTTATGCTTTTCAGCTAATATGTCTTGCATAAATCTGTTAGCTCTTTCTTGGGAGTGCATTCTTTTTAGGTCATAACCATGTATTCTATTAATACCCCTCATTGCTCCTGGTCCTGCGTTTGCCCAAGTAAAACGGTCTTTCGCCTTGTCCAATACAGATGTGTAGTTGAGGTCGGAAACGACTTCGTATGACATAAAGCCTCCGCCTCCCCACCCTTTATAGGTAGCCAAGACTTTGTGTAAGGCTTGAAGCGACTGACTTTCGGTTGCCACCGATCCAAGCATGACTTGGTTTTGGTATATCGGAACAAGGAACTCATATACAACTACCTCCGACTTTGGTTTCTTAATACCTTGATTAGTTATAATATACGCTCCAGTAAATGTTCGTAAACCTTGTTTTAATCTATCTTCAATTAAGGCTACTGTTTTATCAGGATCCCATTCAAGTGCATCAGCATTGACCCAACCATGAGCATTGGCAAACTCTATTGTGCCTATCATTCTGAACATACAACAATTAAAAATTATTTCTCCAGCTTTCTTATTGTCGTTAGGCTTTGTCCAGTTTTGCCTCATCCACACAGTAGTACGGTCATTTTCCCTAAATGGATTTGTAAATTTATATTCACGCAAAATAGGGTCTTCAGTCCATGGTGGACTGTCTCCCCTAACTCTAGCTAGATAAATGGAATGGCGTTCATTTATCCACTCGTAAAAATTTTCCAGCACGCTTACCTCCTTTAATTCGTTCATGTACTATATATCCTTTTTTTCTTGCTTGGTCAGCAAGTGTTTTACTGTATGTTGTTAGTATCTTACGGTCTGTAAGACTACCAGTTTTGTTATGTGAGTAGATGTAGTATTTTTTATACTTACTTAACATTGATCCCTACTAAATGTTTCATATTAGAGACTACAACATAATTAGATTTGTGCATTGGCACAACAGTATGAGTTACTTGTTTTGCCTCTGCCTCACCACAAGTTAAGCAAGTAGAGTAACCTAACTCTACTCGCCTAGTTGTTATGCGTTCATCACACTTTCTACACTTCATGCACATGCTTCCATATAGCATCAGATATAATACGCAAAGAAGAACCTCTACCATTTTTAAGTCCTGCCTGAGACAGAGCATCTCCTAACTTAAAGCGTGAAGCAATCTCACTTGCAACACTAGAGGACATAACACCTTTTAATTCATCAAGCACATTACCATCGTTGTCAGTAATAGTGCCTTTAGGTGAACCATCTGACATATAATTATACACAAAGTTAGTGATATAATTTTCTGGAAGACCTAGCTTTGTAAACGCTGATGGTGCAAATATAGTATGAGCATCACCAAACACGTCCCAAAAAGCATTTTTGTCTACGCCTTTTATAGCATCGTAGATCTGCTTTGTTAATGTATCCATAAAACTTCCCTTTCTATAAAAGTTTACATAATTAATATTAACAAGGGATAGGTAGAACACAATAACATTGTGCTCTACCAGAGGAAGTTAAGCCTTTGCATACTCCAAGGCTTTTGCTAGACCCTTACGCTTGAGGACAGCATTACCACCAAACCATGAGGAAGTAAGTCTGTTGTCTTGGGTAGTAGCTTTTTTCTGGTGGTCCATTACATAAGTAAGACCGTTGAGAACACCCCACCAAGTACCCTTTGCAGATTGCATGTTACTTCCAGGACTTGTTTCAATAGCTTGTCTTACAAGCTCAGAAGTAGCAGTGAACTGCTCGTGTAGTAGTGGTTGGTCAAGACCGTCAGCCTTTGCCCTTTCAATAAGTAACTTCGGCTGTAACATCTCAGCAATGTAGTTATCAATTTGTTCTTGCTTTGCTCGCTTACTAGCAAGGAACTCTGATTGTTCCTGGAACACTTTCATTTGCTCGCCAGATATGCCCAGTGCTTGTTCAGCAGAACGCATAACCTCTTCGTCAAACATTTGTAAATGTAACATACGGAACTTACCAGTGATACCGTCTTGATTAAGTGCCAGAGTTATCGTATTGTTACAAACAACCCTGATAGGTGTAAACATAATAGTCATAGCAGAACCTACCTTGTGACTGTTAGCCATAAGTAAGTAGCCTTCTATTTCATCGCCTCCTGCTAACTTAAAACCTTTTTTAATTTTAGCAAGACCCCAAACACGTTCACCGTCGGATAAACTTCCTGCAGTATCCATTTGCATGTGTCCTGCTTCGGTAAACTTTTTGAAAAACGACATTGTTTCACTGTTTTGGAATGGCACAAAAGCCTCACCACAATGCGACAACACTCTATTGTCAGTGTCACGCACAATAGCAAAATGCTTATCTGCCTTGAGTAATTTTGCTTCACCTCTTGGGTCGTTTAAGTCCCAAGTGTTTGGCTTGTCAGCAAAATAGAATGGACGCTTGGACACAGTCCAGTCAAGTCCAGCGGCGACTAACATTTCCTCAGGGGATAAGTTAGCGTCGACTTTATTACCTAGCCCATGCCAAGGAACTTGTCCTGCATAAGCCATAGTTTCAACCATGTGAGCCATATAAACCTCCTTTACTGCACATCATTGTTAGTAGCTAGGTCTAGTTGTGGGAGGCTGTCGTACTCCTTAAAACTAATATCTAGCCACATATGGTTACCCTCATGCGTTGCAAAACAAACACGCATCTCCACATCATTGTGGGGCAGTGCTTGTGTTACGGGATAACGCACAAGGTCATCAGAATCCTCACCCTCAAACCCAATGTCTTGAAGAGTTTCAGGTAACTTTTCTAAAAATTTAGTTTTAATAGTTCTGTTAGACTTACGCCTAATAGCCCTATTGTTGAGCTTAATAAGTAGCTCTTTGCTTGCGTATAACTGCGACATAATAAACCTTTCGTAGTTTGTTTGCGTTATGCTTTTAATATATAGTGTGATACCTAACTGTAAATCGTCGTATACTCTTTTTGAGCATTTAGTTTGGTATAGAGTATCCTTGTGAGTACATGGGTTGTATCAAATGTAGATTTTTTATTGCTCTTGTTAAACCAACGTAAAAGACCCTAGCTTCATCATAGTGTGCGTTATCAAACCTTCGCCACATAGAATATGATCGACGCATTGTATCTGTTAGCATTAGAACATTTGTAGCCTGAGCTCCTTTTGCAGAATGAATGGTAGAGATTCTTATGCGTGGCGTCGCTGTTAATGATTCACCTTTACGAAGACAAGCCTTAATATATCGCCTATCCGACTCAGCTATCTTACCTAATCCCTCATCCCAAGGAAGATTATGTAATAATCCATGAAAGTCTTTTAAATCTTGTAGACTGTAAAATTCACCTTCTTTCGCTTTGGGTAAAGTCTTATGTCCATACTCTACTTGCTTTCCTAATAGCATTTGTTTGTAAACGACTTTTACTTGTTCCATCCGCAACTTTTCGCCTGACCTTAATTTTTCCCAGAGTCTTACAGCTTCCAAAACTTTATTATCAATCGAGTTGCTTCCATTATAGATATATAAATGTCCTCGCCTTCTTACTTCTTCCTCAAGTTGTTTAGCACCACGAGTTGTTCTACTTAACAATAACCAGTCTCCATCCGATATGTCAACCATTTCTGAGTGTCTGTACCAGTTGACTGTACCTTGTTCTGCTCTTGGCAAGAACGCTTTTTGTCTTCTACCTACGACTTTACTAATCACACTCTGGCTCAACTTATGATGTAAAGATGGTATCCTATAACTTTGATTCAAGACAGTAACCTCTCCATCCAAGTTTATAAAGTAATCCACATCTGCTCCAGCATACCTAAATATGGCTTGGTCATCATCTCCTGCTACATATATTTCTTTAGTATTGTTTTGTAACTGATGAACCATTTGCCACTGAAGTGGTGATAAGTCTTGTGCTTCATCAATAAACACAGCCTCTAGTCTTGGCGATAACTCTCTTTTACAAAATGATTCTAACATATCTGTGTAATCATATAAGTCATAAACTTGCTTCCATCTTTGTAACCCACGATTTACATAATCCACTCTTGACCAATCAGTACGCATTGGCACAGTGGAAGAGTTGTAAACAGAACGTAGAGGTTGTTGTAAAATTCTAGACATATTTATAATCTCTAAAAATTTATCGCCATAACCATAATCCTTAAATGGGCTATCAGCTTGATCCATCTGTCCATAAAAGTTACCAATCTTGAGCCAGTCAGATATTTCTTTATATTTACTTTGTGTAAGTATTTGTGAATGGCTTATACCTATCTGCATAAACGCTAGGCTATGAAGTGTTCTAAAATAAGGTAAGTCACGCTTTACTAATTTAAATTTTTCACATGCTCTTTCAATTGCTTCGTTCGCCGCTCTTCTTGTAAAAGCAAAGTAACCAATTTTATCTGGAGGCACTCCAGAAGCTAGATATTGTTCTACTAATGATAACAGCTTTGTAGTTTTTCCAGTTCCAGGAGGTCCAACTACAATCTTCATTATATTACATCTTCTTGTTTAGGTATGTCAGGTAACTTCATGGGCTCATCATCTGTTTCAAAGTATTCTTGTGGTAATGACCACACATGTATCCCCTTGCCTTTGACTCGCCAAAACATTTTATCAGCCTCTATATTCTGTAATCGTAAAGTTATTTTAGAAGAAGAGTAATGGTTAAAATCATTTACTGAAAGATGTTTCTTAATATCTTTAACTTGAAAGTAAACTTTTCCATCCATCCATACTGCAACTCCTTGCAAAATATCTTCACGTTCCACACCCCTTGCTCTTTCACTACAAAAGGAATGTAGTAAATCTTCAAACTCACCTTTTATAGTAGCATCTGGTGGTACTTCTACAATAGTTAAACTATCCAACAATAATTGTATTCTTGTCTGCCAAGCGTTTTGACTCACTGTTCTTGGTAATCTATTTATCTGTGATACACAATCTTTTTGGAATCTTGTTTGTGAAACTAATCCATCCGTGCTTAACTCTAACCTTTGTCCATCCACATTTAAAATCCAGATAGGTGGATCACCATCTATTTTTGTAAGAGCTGACATACTGTTTTGCACACCGTTTGGTCCAACACCATGCTTGCGTGTGACACAAACTTCTTTATTACAAAAAGGTTTTATAGGTTGGTCTTCACATTTATAAAAGTAATCTTTGCGTTGCAACTGCTTGATTACTGCTCCAACTTCAGCATGTGAAAGTGATGGTTTTAAATACTCTAAATTATATCTTTGTATCAAAGCCTCCCAGTTATCAGCGTCAAACATACGAGCGTAAACACCTAAATTAAATAGAGCATTATTGCGTGACCCTTCGCCAAAACCCATACTACATAAATGTTGAAGACAAGGTGGTCCATCGGGTAAGTGATTGTCCTGATTGGCATTTATCTTGTAATCAGTAAACTGTTGTTTACCTATTTTATATTGAGAGGCTTTTTTAACAAACTCCTCGGGTGATAATACATCTAATGTTTTAAGGTCATACACAGACCGTGTACTCATCTTGCCTTTATAGTAAGGCATGTTTAATCCATTGCCAGTATCACCACGCTCCACTAATATTTCTGATTGTTTAGGGAATACTTCACCTTCAGCTTGCCCTAATCCTGACGCAATCTCTGCAAGTTTATTTTTTACCGTAGATGCTTTTATAGGTTCTTTAAAAAAGAAATATATATGAGCTCCACCTGATTTACTTCTTGCGACCCAACCTATAATTCTTTCTTTGCGTAATCTTTCAACTAAATTTTTATGGTCTACTTGGTAGTTATCAACATCGATAGCTCCCCACAAACAAGTATTATCATCCATAATAGGTATAATACCAAGACCTTGTTTACCATTTAAATGGTCAATCCAGTGTTGTACTTCAGGTGGCTTTTTAATTATCTTATATACACCAGTTTTTTTACCACTACCGTTTTCATCAAGGTCAACAACACCATAGGCTCGTTTATTGCCTTCAAATAATTTAAATAACTTTTCTGCTAACTCCATAACCTCTCCAAAGAAAACGAAGCCACAACCCATGAGTAACACAGAAAGGAGGCATTGTGGCTTCTAACTTAATATTGTCCTAATCCCATTGCTACAATATCAAGTGTTCTTAGAAAGGGTCACCATCAACTTCTGCAGTTTGCTTTGGTGCATCTTTAATTGGTGGTAAGTCTTCTGGAGTAGGGTCAGGCGAAACTTCTTTTGCCTCTACTTCTCCAGCTTCAACAGACTTTGCAAAAGCAACTGCATTGTCAAACAAACTTTTTTCAAAGTCGTTAGATAAATCTAGTTGCCTTTCACGAGCGATAGCCCAACCATACCATTTACCTAAATCATTTTGCTCAGGCACAGTTGTTAAGGTGTAGAACTGAGACATCATTGGTAAAGTGTATGGTCCATTCTTACCCATAGCTGTCATAGCGTTCATTTGTGATAACCAACGTCTTGACTTTTTTAATTGTGTACTAGACATTGTTATTAGACACCTACTGTATTGGTCACCTTCCACAAGCATTACAAAATGTTGAGCAGTGTTTGTCAACAAGTTACCATTTGGCAAAACTTCTTCGTTTTTATCATTTCGTACTGCCGTAGGCACGATTGGGTCATCTGGTAAATAACTAGCTACATAACCACCACCCTCTGTTCTTGGCTTCCACTCAACATACCGTCTGTTATAGTAACACGGCACAACTAACATTCCTTCTTTACCTGAAGTTACTGTATTTGTAACTGTATTATATAGCATACCTCCTTTTGCACCTTCAACATAAGCACCATCAGACTCATCAACTTGTGGGCTTTGTGCTCCAAGTATTCTTAAAAAAGGTATAGACATATCTTGAGTAGTAGTTTCTGCAAAACCTAAACCAGACATTTCTTCAAATGAAGCGTTTACAAGTGCTCCCCCTTGTTTCTTTACAACTTCAGCCATTACTTTCTCCTTACTTTAGCTTGTAAACCTAAAAATACACCAAACAAGTCATGAGGTATATTTTCACCTTTTCCAGTTTGTTCTTTAACAAATGACTTTAGTGTCATTGGCTCTACCCAAACCTTATTACTTACTGTCATACCTTTACCTTGTAGGTCAGCTAACAAATCTTTAGCCTTATTATCTTCGTTCCTACCAAATGAAGCAGTAACAGTATTCTTTATTATACTTCCAAAGCCATTAGAAACTAGCCACTCATGAGCTTCCTTCCTATTAGCTTCTGTTATGTGTGCTGATACAAAGTCTGCCACAGTAATCTCATGACCATCTTCTGTTTGCAAGGTTTTTAAATTATGTTCTTGCATAGCAGAGGGCAATAAGTCGTGAGATATTTCTCTTAACTTTTGCTCAGCCTCTTTTAGTTCTGACTTTAAGGTTTTAACTCTGTCCTCAAGTTCTACTTGCATTTTGCAAAGCGAACTAACAGCACTTAAACCTTTTTCACTTACTTTCGTAAGCTCGTTAGCAGTTGATTCAAAATCCATGTAAGCCTCCTTATTTATAAATGTCAACTGTTAAAGGATAATACTCTTCATCAAGCCTATCCCATTTAAGTATTTTTGCTTTACCTAAATTGTTTGACATGGCAACAGCACAAGAGATGCCAATAATCACAGGATCCCCAGATAATAGCAAATAGTCTTCATTGTTAAAATTACGCAACAAGCGATTTATTCTCCTAGCCGTTGGCTGTGAGGATAAGGCAACTTGTTCCTTTGCAGGAATGAGGATTTGCAGATCGCCAAACTCAGAAGCCTTCGTAATATCTCTTCCAGGAACTTCTTGCGTAATAAATACAGTCACACTTTCTCCTATGCTGTTGTTAGTCTTGCTAGTGTTTAACCCTTGTCGCTACCTCACACCCTTTGCCTAGGAGCTTGGGGCTCTTGGTAGCCAAGTGAACGGTTTGCATGTCACGCTACTAAACACTAGCATTAATAAATATATACTTTTATATATAGTAGTAAAACACAATTTAGTCTAAATGATAAATCAGATATTTAAATATCAGATATCGATATATTTTCCGTCCCGCGAATAATATCGTGCTGAGCAAAAATTACTTAAAATCCAAAACACTTTGTATATAATAAAGTTAGAAAGTTTTGTAATGAAATATAAGTTTAAATTACAACCTTATGAGCATCAGTTAACAGCTCTAAGGAAAGGGTGGAACTTGGAAGAGTTTGCTTTTTTCATGGATATGGGAACTGGTAAGTCTAAGGTTTTGATAGATAATTTTAGTGTGTTGTATGACAGAGGACATATAACTGGTGTTTTGATTATTGCACCAAAAGGTGTATATAGAAACTGGTCTCGCAATGAGATACCAACTCATATGCCAGAACATGTGCTTACTGATATTTGTGTATGGCAACCTAATCACACACAAAAGTTTTTACAGACTTGGAAAAATTTATTTGTACCCAACGATAATTTAAAAATATTCCTAATGAATATAGAAGCCTTTAGCACACGCAAAGGTGTAGAAGTGGCTGAAAAGTTTTTGTTAGCTCATACGGTACTAATGGCTATAGATGAAAGTACTACGATAAAAAGTAAAAAAGCAAAACGAACAAAGTCTATAGTGAAACTTGGAAAGAGTGCCAAGTTCCGTAGGATTATGACTGGCAGTCCTATAACAAAAAGTCCTATGGATTTATATACACAATGTGAGTTTTTAAACCCAACTCTATTAGGTCATAAAAGTTTCTATAGTTTCCAGTATGAGTATGCGATTATAAAGCGTCGTAATTTAGGCTCATATAGTTTTAATCAAATAGTAGGATACAAAAATTTAAAGGAGCTAAATGGTTTGTTAGATAATTTTAGTTTTAGAGTGCGTAAACAAGATTGTTTGGATTTACCTGATAAAGTATACACCAAGCGTATTGTTGAGTTGAGTGAACCACAACGTAAAATTTATGATGATATTAAAAAGATAGCACTTGGTATATGTGAGGAGGGTACTGTTACTCCTACCACAATATTGACACAATTACTTCGGCTACAACAAGTATGTTCTGGTCATGTAAAGTTAGATGATGGTACTGTAAAAAACTTTCCATCAACAAAACTAAATGAGTTAGAAGTCATGCTTGATGAAATAGATGGCAAAGTAATTATATGGGCGAACTTTACTATGGACATTGTACTAATAGAACAACTCATAGGTAGAATGTATGGTGTAGAAAGTGTAGTTAGTTATTATGGTGAAACAACAACTGATCAACGTGATTATGCTGTGAGTGCTTTCCAAAACCCAGATAGTCCAGTAAGGTTTTTTGTAGGACAACCTAGAACTGGTGGTTATGGATTAACACTTACTCAAGCATCTACCGTTATATATTATAGTAACAGTTATGATTTAGAAGTACGTTTACAAAGTGAAGACAGAGCACATCGTATTGGACAAGTGAATAAAGTAACTTATATTGATATTATTGCTGACAAAACTGTGGATGAAAAAGTGCTACAAGCCCTCAGAAACAAAATTAATCTTGCTAGTGTAGTTTTACAAGAAAATGTAACAGATTGGATAGTTTGACGAAAAAACGGATCCGAATAAGCTCGATACAGTCATTAGAGCGTGGTGCAGTAGTATGTTTGTACCCTAAAATTACTTCCCATTCTTGGTCAAGTACGCAGTAGTCCCCATATAAGTTCCCACTATTCCAGCACCAGAAATATAGAATAAATTGCTAATATCAGCTAATGCTTCTACTCTTTCTATAGGAACGATAAACATAGCGACTGTAAACACTCCCATACCTATTAGAGTGTATCTTGCCATGCGTAATTGTGCTAGATTTTTGCGTGCTTTTGTTTCCGTGTCTTTTATTTCTTTCATACTAGAAAGTTCTTCATCAGAAACTATGCCATCACCATCAATATCATACTCTGCATATTTAGATTTTTTTTGTAATTGTTTTTGTGTCATCTACTTTCCTTATATAACCATGCAAGAAATATTATAAAACCTATGACGGTGCAAAATAAAATAAACCAACCAATATACTCCCATATTTTTCTAACAAGTTCTTGGCGTTCATATATTTCTTTTTGTCTTTGTTTTCTTATTTCTGCTTCCATATGTAAAATTTCATTCCAAGAGTTTGCTCCGTAATGAAAATTTATAAATGATTTTAATTCTTGCCTTTGTGCCTCTAACTTTTTCTTAGCAGTAAAAGCCTCAATCGCACTCGCTTCTATTTCTTTACCTTTAAATAATTTTCTGAGTGGAGAGGCATTTTTTGCTGACTTTTCGGCATTATCAATATCACTCAATGCACCCATCCAACGACCTAAATCTTTACCCATTGATTCAATATCACGACCAATCGCAAAACCATTTTTAATTGCTGTGAAGGCTTTACTCGCCGCAGTTATTGCTAATCCAATTGAAGCTGGATCCATGATTACCTCTATACAATATTAACCACCATCATTCTATTTACGAGTCTATCAGCACGATTAGTTACTTGGCGATACCATCTAGAGTCTTTCATTTGTTCAGATGCTTCCACCCAGTCACCATTGTCAACGGCTTCTTTCATCTTCTTAAATCCAGACATTCTAGGATAACCCATATTGAACATCATGTTGGCGATGATTAATTGTACCTCTTCAGGTAAGTCATCGTAGTTGGGATATAACTTGTTGCAATCATTCAATGTGATTTGTATATCAGATGCAAAACAAGCATCAACCCTATCCTCCGATACTGGAGTCCCAACTGGTTGATTATATTCAGGATCAGTTTCTTTTACTAAATGACCAATACCAAAGGTCGGTAAACCTAAATGATCTAGGTATATTTCGTGTACACAACCTTCGTCTTCAGCTATTTCTTTTTGTAATTGTTCTAAGTTCACGTTAATCCCATTATTCCTGCTCTGTTTGCAATAGCCGTTCCCGTGGTATCAAATGGGAATAGACTTGCATATTGTCGGTTGTTTGGAGGATTAACATTACCCCCACCTGATACCTTGGGAAGACTTAAATTCAAATTTGCTGTGTTCGGCGTAATTGTATTTAGTGATGCTTGATCACCCATGAACGGAGGTTTACCAGTTCTTTTAAATTCTTGCTCTCTAGTTTCATCCTCAAACCCAGGAGTAATATCTTCACTTGCTAAACCTAACTCTCTTTCAATACTCGTAAGTATAGAACTTAATTTATTTAAGTATCCAGTTCTATTTAAAAATGTTTTTTTACTATGCTCTTTTGTAAGTTGAGCGACACTAGGTTTTTGTGACATTAAAATTGCTAGAGCATTTCTTGGTAAGGCTGAAGATATAAACTCAAAAAACTGACCTCTTGTTGCTTGCCCTACAACAGAACCAGTTGCAAATGACGATCCAGCATCTTCACCCATATTTGCAAAAAAACCATATATTCGTATACCTTCTAAATTTTTAAAATACTCTTTATCCACCTCGTCTGGTTTACCTTGTTTTGAAAATAAAGGTTTTAAATTAGCGTAAGGTCCAGCAAATCTTTTTAAGTCATCTAATTCTTTTGTAAGAGCCTTACCATTTATGATTGTAGAACCATCAATATCGCTTATTCTTGTTACGTTAGGTTTATCTAAAATAGTAGATAAAACATGGGTTCTCAACTTTTCGGCATATTTACCATTGATTCCACCAGATATATTTATTTTATTTAAAAGTTCTTTTTGTGTACTATTTTTTATTTCATTAAAAGCAACTTCTGCATCAACTAATTCTCTTTCCATTGCTTTTACAGTTCCACTATTTTTTAACCAATTATGTTTATCTGTAAAGTCAAGTAAGGCTTTTCTAGTAGATGCGTTAGGCACTAATAGTTTGAACAGTTCGGGTTTTTCTGTAGCAATTTTTTTAAGTAAGGGAGCACCAGTATCTATATTGGCTAAAGTATATTGGATAAAACCATCTTGTATGTTTTCCATAGTCTTAATATTGTTAAGTTGTGAAACAGATTTAGTTCCACCCTCTTTACTAATACGCATGAAGTTTTTTAGTAATTTCAAATCAGTAGCATTTATATTACCTTTGTATATACCGTCCATTGTTTTCATTACGTTTATGCCAGCGTTTCTGTCAAACAAAGTATTTAAACTTGTAAAGTTTACTACATCAGTTTTTTCTTTAGTCAACACTCTTGCATCAGCTAAAAACTTTTTAAATTCATTAGAACCACCTGAAGGCGTATCAATAACTTTATCAATCTCATCCATTAGTTCTCTGGCAAGATAAGCCCCATCACCTTTTTGTGCTACGATATCACTTAATTTATTTCTTACAGTAAGCATTTGTTTGAGTGCATCAAATGTTCTTTTTTTACCAAACGTAGCAACAGATATTGTTCCTACATTTGGGTCTGCTCTTTTGAGTTGGTTGAGTAAATTACCTAAATCACCTTGTAAATCACCACCTATTTTTTCATAAAGGTTTTGATTTTTTTGACCTTTTTTGGTCATTTTTATTTGAGTGCCAGTAAGCATATCATCTAACTTGACAGCTAGATTACTAATATCAAATTTTACGTTACCAGCTCTAGCTGATGAAAAGGCTTTTGTAAAAGTACGATCAATTAATTCATTCATACCTTTTTTATACAAATCAAGGTCATTTACAATATCATCATATCTTACATTGATGGCTTTTCCTTCAATAGTTTGAACTCTTCTAACAGTATCTGATATTATGTTTTTACCTAATTTATCTATAGTAAACATTAAGTTACCTTGAGACAAAGTAGAAAGATCTTGTTTAGCTAATTCTTTAGCTTTTTTATACAGTGCTTGTTGTTGAGCTGTGGTCATGGCTTGTAGAATGTTTGATGTGCCACCGACTTGTTGAGCCATTTTTTGTAGTATAGGTGAATTAGTGGCAAGTTGCGATATGGATAGCGGAGGTAATCCTGCATCCAAAGCAAATTTTTGAGCTGTGAGAGCCGAGGGTGGTGTTTTACCAACAAAAGCTCCAAAAGGCACACCTTGCTTACCAAGCATTCTGTCAACAACAAATCTACCCATTCCTGGCAAGACTTTGTTTACTGCTCCTTCAATCACACCTTGTAAAGCAACGTCACTGGTAAATCCAGTAACTAATTTTTCCCTAAAAGATTTATCTTCAACATCAACACCTTCATCAGCTAGAGCTCTATCTAATGTAGCTCCAAACATTACACCTCCAGCAGTCCCTAAAAAGGGAGAAAAAAATGAGCCAACAAGCCCTCCTGCTGTAGCATAATTTAAAAATGTGCCACTAAAGTCACCAATATCCCCAGTAAAATCACTAAACCCACCATCTGGATCTACTCTATATAAAGGACCATCTTTAGTCAAAGAGTATAACATTTCTGTTTTTTTACCACCTACTCCTACTCTTAATAATCTACCTTCAGGATATTTTCTTTTAAAATAAGCAAACTGGTTTTTAAAATCAAATGATCGACGTGCTAAACTATCTCTATCATTTGCAGTAAGTCCACCAATCTCATCTCTACCAGAATATTTATCACCAAAACGTTCTTTTAATACATCTTCAACACGTTGATTTTCAAGTTTCATATTTCTCAGTATTGTATTGACGCCCTCAGTATACTCACCAAACTCACCTTCTTTAGTTGTTGCCATCGTTAATCCTGGTTGCGTCATGAATGATAGAGTTGTTTCTGCATCAGGAGCAACAGCTTTTAATAAATCAAAAAAGCTAGACTCTGGTACAACATCTAGAGAGATACCTCCAGCAGTTTTAGCACTAGTCACGCCTGAAGTTGTTACTATATCTTGACCAACTGGTTCATTTAATGAACTAGAAGGTGTGGTGGTAACATTAATATCTGTACCTTGTGGCTCATTTAACATTTATTGTACTACTCTTTGTTTAAAATCAAATTGTCTATATCTATTAAAAAAGTCCTTTATATCTTGATCACTAAATTGTTTATTTGGTAGTTGACTTTTTAATAAACCTCTAAACTCATCACCATACTTAACTAAAAATTCATCAGCCTTATTCACGTCTCCTTTAAATATGAGTTGTGCTCGTGCTACTTGATTTGGACCAATGTTAATACCAGCATCTTCATCAGTTCCTTTTCTAGCAAAGTAAAAGCCCTCAACAGTTTCAGGTTTTGCGTTTTTTAATTTATTAATAGTTTCTGGTCTAACTAATGGATTAGCCTTACGATACTCATCTATTCTAGCTGTCATAGCTACATATCTATCTTCTGGCTTCATAGCTTTAAGTGCTGGATCTTTCATCGCCTCATTAATTATTTGAAGTTCTTTTGTAGAACGCACTGAAGCCTGATTAAATATTTCTTCCATAATTTTAATACCTTCAGGTGTTGTAGATAGTTGTAATCCAGCTTCTTTAATTAAGTCAACCTCTGACTGGTTCAAGTTTCCAGGGAAGTTAGATGCAAAAGTTACAGCAAATTGAGCACCTACTTTATTTAATGTTTCACCAACAGCTATATTACCACCAAGGAATTGTTTTAGAGTATCTTCACCTATTACTTCTTTCATTTTAGCATTGAGAGTTGGAGAGGCTTGTAACAATTTACCTATAGTTAATCTTGCATTAGCAAACGTACCAGTTCTAAATCCTTTTGTGCCTTCTTTAAATATTGAAGCAAAACTTGCTATTCTTTCATTATTTGTTGCTGACTCTCTAGTATCAGTGATTAACTTATCAATTGATTTAGCAAATACTTTATCCATTGATTCTGATGGGTTGTACTGTGTTGTCAAAGTTGAGCTTTTAGTAATAAAGTCATCAAACGCATCTTCTTTATAGTTATTAACTAAACGATCAATCTCAACTTCATCTAATCCAGCTTGTGCTAATCGTGTACGCATTAAGTTAGCTTTATTGTTCACAACATTTTCAAACTCACTTGTATCAAACAATGTTCTACTTAATATCTGTACTCGTTGTTGTGCATCTTTATATTTATTACTGTTTTTATTTGTGGCAGGATCTCTAAGTATTGCTTGAGCTTCTAATAATTTGTCTATGTTTTGTTGTAACTCTGGAGCAACTGCTTTTGTTAAAGTTGTTTTATCTGTCGTATTATTTAAGTCTACTGCAACAAATCCAGTTTTTTCAGTCCCATAAACTGCCATGTTTTTGCCTTCAGTTCCTTGAAGTATATGTCTTGTATTATTTGTTTTATTAACAACTACGAGACCAACGCCATCTACGTTTACAACTTCTGTTTCAGCTCTTCCTTTTACTTTTTCTATAGCTGACCCAGTTCCTTTATTGATAAAATAGATTGAACCACCTGGACCTTCTTTCACTACTACATTTTCTGCTGTAAGTTGTTGCCCAGTTTTACCTCCTACAGTTTGAAATTTAAATTCGCCAGTTACTGGATTTTTTGAATTAGCATCATATAAATAAGTTTTGCCTGACGCATCATCTTTGAAACTTTTAATGTTTGGTGCTTGATACATCACTTTGATGGAAGATCCTCCCTCAGCATCTGGAGTTATTCTACCTACGAAACCTTCTCTTTCAATAATCTTTCCTGGACCTCGATCAACAACTTTTACTTCACCAGTTCTTGCGTTTTGTGCTATAACATCACCAAACTCGTTTTTACTAAACGTAAATCCAGTTTTAGCTAATTCTGTTAGCACTGGTTTAATCATTTCAGCTTTAGCTTTACCTTTAGCTTTTACTTCTTCTTTGTAAACATCTCCTGCTTTTTCTAAACGACTTTCTTTTTCTTTAGCTTTTAATAATTGTAATTGTATCAAAGGATCAAGTTGCTTTTGTGTTTCAGGTGATAAAGCGGCATCTAATAAAGTAGGACTACGACCTATTACTTGACCAATCCTTGCTAAAGTTAATCCAGGAAGAATTTTACTATACTCATCATACGCACTCGGTCTAGAAGTATATTGTTCTTGTAATGTAGCCAATGGCGTAACTTTTGGTGCATAGCTTTCAGCCAACCCTAATAAACCAACTGGTGTTGATGCTAATTTTTGTAAAGCATTTATATTTACAGTAGGTGGATTACCAGTTGCTAACATGACAGGACTTTCACCACTTTGCATTCTAGCCATCGCTTCCATTTGTTGTGATTCATCAATGTTTGGTGCTACTGGTGTTTCTGTATCTAAATCAGATATACCACCAGTAGATTCTATTACAGTCATTAAAGGTTGCACTATAGTTAATACAGACTCTGGTGTTTTGTTAGCATCTTCTTCACCAACTAATTGTGCAAGTTCTGTACGTCTTTGTTCTACACTAGCTTCATCACCACGGATTGCATCCATTATTTCTTTTGGGTTATCAGCCTCATCAATATTTTGAAACAATGTTTCAATGCCCGAGGTTACATTAGTAAGTGCCTGAACTGATTCGTTATCTTCTAATCCTGATGTGATTCCGCCCATTGGCTCGTTTGTTAACATTTGCATTAAAATATCCCCAATTTACTTCCTGCACCGTACAGTCCTAACCCAGTAATCCCAGCTCCTAACGCTTGTTGAAATAAAGGCACTTGTTGCTGTCCTGGACCAGTAAGTGTTTGTATCTGCGTACTAGGTACACCTCTTAATATATCACTATAAAAACTTAACCTTTGTTGTGGCTCAAGGAAAGCAAATCTTTCCCTATCAACTCTTGCTTGTTCATCTGCAAGACGCTGTTGTTGCTCAACTTGCCCACCTCTGAGTAAAGCATCTGCATCTGTTAGAGCTTGTTTTTGTGCTAACTCACCTAATCCAGCTTGTCGTAAAGCTACTTCTGCTTGTTGTCCTGCTATATTAGAAACTAATCCAGCTTGATTAGCTAAACGTCTTTGTTGGTTTTCAAAAGAAGTCATTGCTGATTGTTGAGCTTGACCAAAGTTCCTTGCTAAATCTTCAAATATTCTTCTACTTGCCACATCACCTAATTCACGTTGAGCAATACCCTCAACAACACCTGACCTTGCACCACCAAATGCTCCAGCTCCAACAGCAGATGCTCCTCTTTGAGCTTGCTGTTCTGCAAACTGTTTATTAAGTTGTGATAAGGCTTGCTCAGTGACAGCTTTTTGATAAGGATTCATAAACTGGTCAACCATTGTAGGATCAAATATACCAGTAGATAAAGCTCCTACACCTTCAGCACGACCTAATGTATCTCCAGCAGTTTCTAGTCCTAATCCAGCTTGTTCTAAAAAAGGTTTGTAACCACCAATACCACCCTCACCTTGAGCCGATAATTGCTGTAATGCTTGAAACTGTAAAGGTGATAAACCTAATTGTTCTGGAGTGAGCCTACGGAGTTGCTCCATAGTAGGTGCTGACTCAGCTAACGCCTTTGCTTGTTCCATCAAGCCCAGTTTATAGGCTTCTATTTCTGGGGCTTCTCTTTGTATAACGGTTTGTGTTTCAGCCATTATGCTACCTTTTCAAATCTTTTCATCATTGCGTACATGCGTTTAGCACCTTCTTTACGGTCACCACCTCCAGCACCTTGCACGGCTTTTGCGTTCATAACAAACTCACCATCGCTTAACATAGCTGGTATAGAATCCGAGGTTGATGTTCCAGGACCAACGATTTCACCACCATCAGCTCTGTTTAAATAGTATGGGTTTTGACCGTAAAAGTTTCTTAACCTAAAATCTTCAGGATACATCTCTAATAAATCTTTACCAGTGATAAATGTTTCTTGACCAGTTTCTTGATCTGGTACTGTAAATATTGGTAAACCAGATTTGTCTAAACCATATAAAGTAAGACCTGCGATACCAGTGAGAGGAGCAAACTTTTCTAACGCACTTGGAGCTAGGTCTGCTTTAGCTGTTTTAACTGCTTTCATCAAAATATCAGCTTTTTTATCTTTAGTTAAATCAATACCAAGTTTTTTAGCTAGGTCAAGTTCACCCTTTGCTGTAGCTTGAGCTGATTTAATTATCTCATCAGTTGTAGGTTGTATACTTTGTCGTGATGGGGATATGTAATCATCATACATATCTTTTATTTTACTACCAGTCTCTTTTAAAGATTCAAGTATTCCAGTTTCTTTAGGTGCAGTGACACTTGCTCTCAACTCATCAATGCCTAATGTAGGATCACCCCCTACTTGTAACAGACCCGAGTCTCTTGGTTGCAATGAACCAACTGTACCTTTTGGTAACGATGTTTGAGTTGTTGTTCCTATATTAGCTTTGGTTGGTAATGTTGTCGTTATATTAGAAGACTCACCACCACCAAATAATTTTCTTACATCAAAACGATCTGTTAATCCAGCCTCAGTGCCAGTTGCACCAAAGCCACCTTGACCAAAAGCCATATTACCTAATCCTGCTAACCCTCCTGCAATAACTGCGTTTCTTAAAGCATCTCCTGGTTTTTGTCCTGCAACTAAACCTCCTGCTAAAGAACCTAAACCAGTTGCTAAAAACATCGGCATAGTTGGTAGTAAAAACGGAGCGGCGATTGGTAATACAATCGGGGCAACTTTTTTAACAATCTTTTTTAAACCTTTGAATAATTTTTTAAGAAAAAACTCGGGTTGACCAGTAACTGGATTGATTGAATTTAATTCATTACCTACTATATAACGAGCAGGATCTAAATCAAGCTCACGCATTTGCTTGAATAACATTTTCTTCAGTCTTGGATTATTATCCAAAACTTCCATAGGTATAACAGTTTCACCCTCTTTAGCGTGAACAACATAAGTGTCACCATTACGACCAAACTCAGAAAGCATTTTACTTGCATTCTTTATCGTAAATAATCCGCCCTCGGGAACAAGCGGTGAATCATATGAAATACTTGCTATACCACTCATGTCTTTATCTTAACACTTCCATTATCATTATACAAGGCTCCAGTTTCTAATCCAGTTTCTGATGTGGGTAAATCAGTTAAAGTAATTTTTGTTCCACGAAGTTCTCCAGGATTTTGTAATTGTGTTGTCAGTTGTCCTAAACTTCTTACCATATCATTAAAATATTGAACATCATATTCTTCAGGTGGTAATGAAAAAGTTGGTGGTACTAATTGTCTACTCATCTATCTCCATCCGCTCTTATATCTACTCGTGGTGTACCTAATCTCCAGTTTACACCTTGAGTAGTGCTTTCTATTCTTAACCCAAAAGATCTACCACGCAACCTCAAATGATTAAGTTCTGTTGTAGAGGTTACATTATTTGTTGAAGTTTTTACAAAACCTCCAGCAGGACTTCGTTGTGCTTTTAGTGAGAACACAGTAGTTTTGTTTGCATCATCTAATCCAACATCACTATTATCAAAACTTATATCAGGTATCATTCGTCTTATAAATACAAACTGATCTCCATCTTGTATATCTATTGGACTTGATTCAATAAATGATGTAAAAGCAGTGCCATCGTTATCATTACCTTTTTCATGATTGTACACCAAGTTTGAAGCAGTTGCCATTGGATATTGATATACACCTCTATCAACCCATGAAGTCCTAGACAGAGACCCAACGTACCATATCTTTTGATCATAATTATACACAACGTATTTATCGTTTTCACCAGTTCCACCGTTTGATACTGCATTTGTTTGTGATGGATAAAACCAAAATACTTCTCCAAACGCTGTATTTACTCCTGCGTATACTTTTTCTGATTGTGTTTCGTTAAAATCATTAAACACATGGTCTCTTACACTACAAGGTATGATATTTACACGACCATCATAAATATAAAATCTATCATAACCCATCCAAAACACAGCATCACCAACAGCTACAGCACTATTAAAACTTCTTACTGTAGTCCCACTAGCTAATTGTGTTATACCAAAAGTAAAAGGAGGACCAATAAACTGCATACTATGAACAGAAGTATCTGTAATTACAACCATTTCTCTTCTAGTTTTTACTGCTGTTACAATTTCAGAACCACTACCTATTCTCAAATCTCCAGCAGTGTTTGTTGTGTCTGCTGTCCATAAAAAAGGATTTTCTTGACTACTAAATCTTATCAGTAATCTATCTTGCACACTAGACCCTTGTGGAGAAGCACCAAAACAAATGACATGACGGTCACGCTCTGATACTATAACTTTTCTTGACACTATTGGAGCTGAATCAGATAACTCTAATAAACTTTTAGCACGAGTATTTACACCATTAGATTTGTCCCAATAAAAAACAAAGCCATCTTTTTGATTAAATATTAAATCTTCTCCAAAATTATCTTGAGACCACAATCTAAGAGAGCCTCCTCCAGCAGTTGCAGAAGCCGCTGATCCCCAACCATCAGAACCCCATGTACTCGCACCCCAACCACTTCCAGGAACGACAGTATTGATTCCAATATTAAGTTGATACTCAGCGTCTGCAGTGCCTGATGCGGACAAAGTTATGGGTGCATTTTCAGTTAGATCGATTGTATAACTATTAGTATCTGTTGTTAAAATTTGATGTTCCTTATCAAGTAAAGTGTTTAAAGAACTATTACCAGTATTGCTTGAGCTAAACGTAACAAAATCACCAACTATAGCTCCATGTGCAGTGTCATTAACTGTTACACTAGGACTAGCGGTTGAACTTATTGTAAAAGTTATAGCCATTATGATTCATCCACAAAATCAGTTACTGTTATACTTGTTGGGACTAACACAGTTACAGTACCAAGTGATGCTGTCATTGCTGGAATTGATTCATTTTGAGTAATACTTCCAACACTTCCAGTAGCACTTACTCCAGTTGTTGTAGCAGGAGCTAATGTGTCATTACTTTGAGCATTTACAGTTACACTACCAATACCCATTGTTGCTGAAACACCCGAAATAGCAAAACCTACAGTTTCCGTATTTAAACTTAATATTACTTCATCACCAATAACTTTTCTTCTAATTGGTGTTATGTCATTATAACCTTGAGATTCTTCTATATAAAACTTAAGTTCTGTTCCTATGCCTAAATATTTGTCACCCTCAAGATTAGCCCATGTATGTAAAGATCTTGAAGTG